TAAAGATTTATGAGAAATTAAAAGACCATCTCCAAGCACACAAGGCAAGCAAGGACGTTGATGACATTTTTTTGAGCATTGCTACGCGCGCTATTGGCCATCTGCTTTACAATGCCGAGGTTCTTGCAGTTGCCGGTGCAGTTATGGTGCATCCAAACGGTGCAAGGCAAGTTAGTGCCGAATGGACTGCATTTAAGCAAAGTATGGATATGTTTTTGGAGATTAGCAAGAGTTTAGGCCTTGATCCTGGCAGCCGTTTAAAACTTGATTACTTTAGAGATAGTAACCAAGATGAGGATGACGAGATAGCTAAACTTTTAAAAATGAACTAATGAAACAAGGCATTTTTGAAACATTGACCTTTATCATCGTAATGAGTATAATGGTCACAGGTTTAGCCGTTCCATTTTATTATTTATGGAATTGGTTGTTTGTAAAATTCTTTTGGTTTGATTTTATAGATTATTTAGAGGCAGTTGGCTTTGTTAGCTTTCTTTTTCTATTTAGATTTATTGCAATAGAAATTAAAACACCTAAATGAAATTTATTGAGGATGTTGTTTCGGGGCGATTAATATTAGGCAACTATGCAAGGCTGGCAGTTGAAAGACATTTAAAGGATTTACAGGTTAACGATTGGGAGTATGTTTTTTCAGAGGAGAAGGCAACCAGGGCTTTCTCCTTTATTTCTGCACTGCGCCACACCAAGGGCGAGTTTGCCGGGCAGCGATTTAACATCCAACCTTTCCAGGAGTTTTTTATTAAGGTATTATTTGGATGGCAAAAAAAGACTGGAGGCAGACGCTTCCGCAAGGCTTACCTTGAGATTGCAAGGAAGAACGGCAAAACGGAGTTAGCAGCTGCGATTGCAGTCTATTGTTTTCTGTTGGACAATGAAACTGGAGCGGAGGTGTACACGGCTGCAACGACAAGGGATCAAGCGAGGATTGCATTTGATACAGCTAAAGTATTTTTAAAGAATTTAAAAAATGATTCTAAGACATTTAACAAGTTGGTTAATGTTTTAAAGTATAATTGTAATGTACCTACCACAAATACAAAGTTTGAATCGGTTAGTGCCGATGCTGATACCTTAGATGGTCTTAATCCACATTGTGCTATTATTGACGAATATCACGCGCATAAGACAAGCGATGTTTTAGAGGTAATGGAGACTGGCATGGGTTCAAGGTTACAGCCATTACTCCTAATAACAACTACTGCTGGCTTTAATCGGGAGTCTCCCTGTTATATGTACAGAAAGGTAATGGTTGACATTTTAGAAAAAAGAAAAATAGATGAGTCGGTTTTTCCGTTACTATTTTGTCTTGATGAAGGCGATGACTGGCAGGATAAAAATAATTGGACAAAAAGCAATCCTAACCTTGGTGTAACTCCCTACATGGACTACATGGATAACCAGTATCAAAAGGCATTAAACGAAGGGGCAGCAAAGCAAATACAATTCATGACAAAGAATCTAAACGTATGGACATCTACCTCCTCCGTTTGGATTTCTCAATCTTACATTGATGCAACCAGGTTGTTTATTGATGATGCTACGCTGTATAATAAGAAATGCTTTGCTGGATTAGACTTGGCATCTACGCGTGACATTTGCGCACTTGTACTTTGTTTTCCAGTGCAAGAAGGATTAAGTAAACCACACATAAAATCTTATTACTTTTGCCCAGAGGACAATGTGAGAGAAAGATCGCTTAGTGATGGTGTTCCATATCTTCAATGGCAGCAAGATGGGCATCTTACTATGACAGATGGTAATGTAACCGATTACGATTACATAAAGAATAAGGTAATTGAAATAACGGCTAAGTATAAAATAGAATGTATTTGTTTTGATAGATGGAATGCCAGTCAACTTGTTATCCAATTAACAAATGATGGCGCAACAATGAAGCCATTTGGGCAAGGTTTTATTTCTATGTCTGCACCAACCAAGGAGGTAGAAAAGTTGTTTTTATCTAATGAAATTACACACGATGGCAATCCAGTATTGGAATGGATGATGAGCAATGTTATGTTGCGGTTAGATCCTGCTGGCAACATTAAAATAGATAAAGCAAAAAGCACAGAGAAAGTGGATGGAGCGGTAGCAATGGTTATGGCCTACGCACAGATAATGCAAGGAGATAGACCTACGATATATGAGGGCAAGGAAAGGGAAGGAGGATTATTAATGTTATAAAATGTACCTAATTAAAATAAAAACCTTTTAATTATGGAAAAGTTAATGGCAAAGCACGAGTACGCTCAACAGGTTAGACAAATTAATTCAACATCCGGATATTTTCATAGATTCTATGAGTTATCTGGAGAATGCCGTACACATCAAGAGGCATGGCAGAAATTGGAGGAGGAAAGGGAGGACTTTGGTCTTGATGAGAAATATAAGACATACGAAAGTTTTCGTAAAGCTAAAAGCAATTACATGGTAATGCGATTTGTTTAACTTGTTACTTAAAGTACATGACTTCATATTAATCTGGTTTATATTTGCCGCATGGGATTAATTAACACCATGCGGACTTTTTTTTCTAATACTCGCGCAAGTATAGAAAATCCAAGTACACCTATCAACGGTGATACATTAGGCGCATTGTTTCAAAGAGGATCTGCAGCTGGTGTAGCGGTAGATGAATATTCTATTATTGGTCTTCCTGCATTTTACAGAGCTACTCAAATACTTGGCGGTGTCATTGCCTCTTTACCTTTTGATATAATTGAAAAAGGAGTTGATGAAAGCATAAGAATAGCAAAAGAGCATCCTAATTATAAAATAGTTAGTCGTGAGCCTTCACAGTTTTATACAGCTCACACCTTTTATAAAACATTAGTGCTTCACTATTTGAGCCATGGTGTATTTTACGCTGCTATTAACAGAAATGCAAATAGCCAAAGGATTACAAGTCTTTTAATACTTGATCCGGTGCATATGGAAAGCTATTACAATACACGAGGTGAGTTATTGTTTAGGAACAAAAAAACAAATAAGAAATACAGTTACGATAACATTATCCATATTCCAAATCTTACATGGAATGGTATTGATGGTTTTGTTATGCCAGACCTTCATAGAGATAACTACGGTTTAGCATTAGCTAATAGAAATTACGGTGCTAACTTTTATAAGAATGGCGCACACCTTAACGGAGTGCTAAAGCATCCTGGCAAGTTAACGAATGAGGCATACGACAGATTAAAATCTTCTTTCAATCGTGCTTTTGGCGGTAGTCAAAACGCTGGAGGCACTGCTATCTTGGAAGAAGGTATGGACTTTCAGAAAGTAGGACTTAATCCTGCTGATGCAGCATTTAATGAAACAAAAAAAGCTACTATTGCGGACATTGCTCGCATAACTGGTGTGCCAGGTGTTTTATTGGAAGATATGGATAAGGCTACATTTAGCAACATGGAGCAGTTGAGCCAAATGTTTGTTAACTATACCATTATGCCATTATGCGAAACAATAGAGGCAGAGTTTAATCGTAAGATATTTTTTGAGGCAGAAAAGTACACTTATTGTACACGTTTTAATCTTGATGGATTACTCCGTGGAGATGTGGTTGCGAGATCTTCCTACTATACTACTATGAGAAATATCTTAGCAATGTCACCTAATGAAATAAGGATTAAGGAAAATATGAATCCTTATCCAGGTGGAGATAGTTACGAATTGCCTTTAGCTTCTAATATAAAAATAGAACCTACAACCGATGCCGTACAGTAATTACCCTCAATCAGCAACTAATGCCGCAAAGAAAGCATTGCAGCATAAAGAAGATAATGGTAGCCAGTGCGGTACAAGTGTAGGCTGGACAAGGGCAAGGCAGTTGTCAAGCAGACAAGAACTTTCGGACGATGAAGTGATACGCACTTATAGTTTTTTAAGTAGAGCCAAGGTATATGACCAAGGCAAGTATTTTGATGATAACGATAACGAGATATGCGGTTCAATAATGTATGATGCTTGGGGTGGATCAACAATGTTGCCCTGGGCAGAAAGAACGGCTAATAAAATAATGGACGAAAGGTCAAAAGAAGAAACAATGGAAAAGAGAAGTATAAATTACGAGTTTCGCGCAATGCCAGAATCTCGCACAATCGTAGGCACTGCTACGGTGTTTAACTCTGCCTATGACATGGGTTGGTATGACGAAGAGATGAGCCAAGATGTATTTACTAACTCAGACATGAGCGATGTAGTGGCATTGTTTAATCATGATGCTAATATGGTTTTGGCAAGGACTAAATCCGGTACATTAAAATTAAACTTAACTGGTAATGCTTTAGAATATTCATTTGAGGCACCAAACACTACTTTAGGTAATGATCTTTTAGAGATGGTTAAACGTGGTGATGTGTACCAATCATCATTTGCTTTTAGTGTTGAGGCAGAAGACTGGGAGGAAAGAGCAGGTATGAAACCAAAGAGAATAATTAAAGGCATTAAGAAAGTATATGATGTTTCTCCTGTTACTTATCCTGCTAATCCAGACACAATGGTTGCAAAGCGCAGCTATGAGCAGATAGCAGGAAAGGTAGAAGAAGAATTACAAAGTGTTATTGATATATCTGTTAAATCAGAAATTAATATTCAAAACGAGTTACGCAGGAATGCCCTGCACTTATTAAATTTAAAAACAAAATAATGACTGCAAAGGAATTAAGAGAAAAGCGGGCTTCCGATTACGCAATAATGGAAGACCTACAAAAAAGAGCCGCATCAGAAGGTAGATTAATGTCATCTGATGAATCTGCACAATGGGATGCAGCTGATGTCTCTTTTAAAAGTTATACAGACCAGATTTCTCGTTTAGAAAGATGGAATGAGATTAACTCTGAAACAAGAGGAGTAAGTGTTATTGAGGACACACTTGCTGCATTGCCAACTGATAAAAGAGAGATTGTAAAGTCTCCAGAGTATCACTCTGCGTTCATGAAGGCGATTGCTAAGAGAGAGTTGAATAACAAAGAAAGTAACTTGCTTCGTGAAATGCGTGGTACTGCTACTATTACAACTGCCGAGACTGGCTTGGCTGGTGGTTATGTTATTCCTTATCAATTCTCAAATGAGTTGGAAAGAACAATGGCTTACTACGGCCCAATGTTACAGGTTAGCCGTATTATTACTACTCCTCAAGCAGGTACTTTGTACTGGCCAAAGGTAAATGATACTGGTACATCTGCAAACTGGCACACAGAAGGTGGAGCGGTAACTGTTCAAGATATGACATTTACTCGTGAAACTTTTGCAGCTCACGTTTGTAACACATTGGTTAAAGTATCTGTTGAATGGGCAAATGACGAGTTTGGTCTATTAAACAGCGAGTTACCAATTATGTTAGGTGAGCGTTTAGGTAGAGCATTGAACACTGCATTTACAACTGGTGATGGTTCTGGAAAACCAACAGGCTTTAGAGATGTTGCACCTTCTGGTGTAGAATCTGCATCTACCGGTGCATTTACTGCCGCTAACTTGGTTGAGCTTGTTCACTCCGTTGACATTGCTTACCGTAACTCACCATCTGCTGCATTTATGATGCATGACCAGATTTTGAGTGCAGTTAGAAAGTTAAACTTGGACACTAACAACACTACTTTGTTCCAACCATCTCTTAGAGAAGGTACACCAGATAGATTATTGGGTTATAATTTCTTTATAAACAATGATTTACCATCTGCACAGGCTGCTGATGCGAAGATTATTTTCTTTGGCGATTGGAGTAAGTATATTATCCGTGCTGTTGCGAACAATGTCCTTGTGCCATTGCGTGAGCGTTTCATGGATGAGATGGAAATTGGTTTCTTGATGTATGCAAGGTATGATGGCAAGTTGCTTAATACGGCTGCAATCAAGCATCTAAAGAATCTGTAATTTCATTGGGGATCTAATCTGGAGGACTTGAAATATAGTCCTCCATTTTAAAATATAATCAAATGGCTTGGAAAGTAACTACTGCACCTGTTAATGAACCTTGGACACTTGCCGAGGTAAAAAGCTATTTAAAGATTGATGATTCAAACGAAGATTCAATGTTAAATACTTTAATAAAAGGTGCAAGGATGGTGGCAGAGAGTTATTTAAACCAAGCATTAATCACACAAACAATAACGGAGAAGTTTGATAGGTTATCTAATCCTACTCTTTACCTTAGTGTATCTCCAGTTATTGCTGTTACTAATTTCCAGTACGCAGACAGCCAAAATACTACGCAAACCTTTGCAGCGACAGACTATGTCGTTGACACATTTAGTAAACCAGCACGGCTTTCTCTTGCTTACGGGAAAACATGGCCTACACTTTACGGAAATATAAATGATGTAACGATTACTTACACGGCTGGATACGACACAGAAAGTAGCGGTGTGCCATTCCAAATAAGACAAGCTATCTTATTAATGATAGCCGATACCTACGAGAATAGACAAGATTACGTTAGGAAATTACCTACTGCATCTCAATATTTACTCGATCAATATCGCGTTCAATATTTCTAATGAAGTATAACAAAAATGAAATTATTGGTCGAATGCGTGACAGGATTACTATCCAAAATGTCACACGTTCAAAATCAGATACAGGCTATGCCTCCGAGTCATGGGCAGATTTATCTACCGTTTGGGCGAATGCCGAAAGCAAGTTACCTCCATCCAATGAAACGGTAATAGATGGTAAGAATACTGCTAAAAATATAAGCGACTTTACAATAAGATACACGACAGGCATAAATGAAAAAAGTCGCATAATTTGGAATAGTAAATTATATCAAGTTAAAAATATAAAAGTTAGTCATGACAGAAGATTTATTTCTTTTCAAGGCGAGTTTTACGATAGTTATATAATACAACCTGTATTAATTACATTTATTGCTAATATATTTAATAACAGTACATTATTATCAATATTTAATAAAGTTATTAAACTACAAAGTAGTCAAACTACATCATCAACTACTTTATTAGATGCAACATTAACAAAAGTATTACAAGCTAATTTTAATGCAGTAGCTAATACGGAAAGTATTGCAATGGTTACAATTCCAGTAAATGCCGAAGCAAATGCTATTGCAACGACATCAGCAGATGCTAATTTGTCCTACACAGTCAATACTGAATTAAATGCTACGGCACAGACAAATATAGAAGCATTTTTTATAAGAAAAATGACTGCATCTATGACTGCAACGGCAGAGACAAGTGTTGAGGCAGGTATCGGTGTTACTTTTGTTTCCTCTTTACTTTCATCTGCATCTGTGTTAGCTGATGCAAATGTATCAAGGACTGTTACTTTTGAATCTTCATTAACTGCATCTGGCACTAACACAGGGGCAATCCTTCGCCTTCCAAAATGGGACAAGGCAAACTACGACACAGCGGACATTGATGACACATTGGCATTTGTTGATTCGTATGACGCGGTGCAGACAAATGTTGCAAGTACGTTTGGGAGTGTTGCTGGAAATTTTAAGTATTATGGTGGCGTATTAGCACCTAATGGTAAAATTTATGGAATACCTCAATCTATAACTTCTATTTTAGAAATAGACCCTTCAAATAATACAACATCTACTTTTGGTAGTATTACTGGAAGTAGTAAATTTTGGGGCGGTGTTTTAGCAGCTAATGGTAAAATTTATGGAATACCATATAATGCAACATTTATTTTAGAAATAGACCCTTCAAATAATACTACATCAACTTTTGGGAGTTTAACTGGGGGTGGTAAATGGGTTGGTGGTGTTTTAGCACCAAACGATAAAATTTATGCCATACCTTTTAGTTCAACATCTATTTTAGTAATAGACCCTTCAAATAATACAACATCTACTTTTGGAAGTTTTGAAGGAAGTAGTAAATGGGCTGGAGGTGTATTAGCACCTAATGGCAAAATTTATGGAATACCTTTTGGTTCAACATCTATTTTAGTAATAGACCCATCTAATAATACTACTTCAACTTTTGGAAGTTTTACAGGAAGTACGAAATGGCATGGAGGTGTATTAGCACCTAATGGTAAGATTTATGCAATGCCCGAAGATAGAACATCTATTTTACAAATAGACCCTTCAAATAATACAACATCTACTTTTGGAAGTTTTACAGGAAGTACTAAATGGCGAGGCGGTGTTTTAGCACCAAACGGTAAAATTTATGGAATACCATTTAGTGCAACATTTATTTTAGAAATAGACCCTTCAAATAATACAACATCTACTTTTGGAAGTTTATCATCAGCAATATCAAATAAATGGGTTGGCGGTGTATTAGCGCCTAATGGAAAGATTTATGGAATACCTTATAACATAATATCTATTCTCCAAATCCTTGACTCAGTCACAATAAATGAAAACTTCCCTCTCTCACGTCTTTATAATAAATTATAATGTACAAAAGCGAAAAAATAAACGAAATTATATCCTATATCAAGGACAAAAAGAAGGCAACCCAAGCCGCCTTGAAGCCTTACCTTGTCATTGCTCAGCCTCGACGTGATGCAAAGGAACAGGCAGCGCAAAGTTTTGTCGGAGACAAGTCAGCGATAACGACATGGTGTAGCTACAAGTATATAAACATTAGTGGGCAACTTGTTGACGTGGCTCGTAATGCTTTGGCAGAAAAAGCCATTCAACTTGAGGCAAAGTATTTGCTATTGGTTGGCGAAGATACGGTCATGCCTTATTACGGCTTTGAGGAGTTGCACAGAACTTGCGAAGAAAACCCAAACACGGTAGCAAGTGGCGTGTATTATTTTAAGGAAGCTGGTGCAATGGTTTTAATTACGGACAAAGACGGTTACAGATGCACGGCAAATGTTGAGCCTGACCAAATGATTCTTAATCCAATGCTCATCGGCATGGATGCTATGTTGATTCCTGTAAGCATATTAAAGGAATTAAAGGAAAAAGAACCAGATTGTCCTTTCTTTTGCGTGGTTTCGGAAACGGAAAACACGCCATTTGTTGGCGAAGATGAATGGTTTTTACACTTGATTTATAAAAACGGTTATAATTGCATTGTTAACACCAATGTACAATGTTTGCACATGGATTTGGCAACAGGAAATTACAATGCTCATCCAGATGTTGACCTTGATGATTACGTTTGTGAGATAAAGCCAAACAGACGTTTAACTTGCGCAGATAGACATTACTTGCATAAACGGTGGAACGACAGAGTTCCAAAACCAAAAATGGTAACAGAAAAGAATATTAGAAAATGAAAATAGCCATTTTTACACACATCAACTCTCCTGCTACCGACTTTTACCGCACTGTCGGCTGCTATGCCTACATGGGGCATGATATTAGATACCTTGCCATTGAATCGGCAAAGTGGTATGATTTAATGGATATTGATGTTGTAGTGGCTAAGTCTCCTAATGGCATGGCGTACTTTGAAATGCTAAGAGAGTGTAAGAGGATGGGTAAGAAGATAATTATTGACCATGACGATAATCTACACGAAACAACACGGACTAATCCGGCACACGTTGGACTAAGCCATGAGGCAATGCGTAAAACGGTGGAGGATTGTTTTGGCTTTGCTCATCACATTATTTATTCTACCGATGCCTTGCAAAAGTATTATATGCCTTATCACGAAGGCATTGCAAGCACAGTTATAAATAATGGATGGAATCCAATTATTCAGCCATTTATGCCAGTACCTAAGATAGAAGATAAGATAAGATTTATTTGGCGCGGTTCAATGCATCACTTGGATGACATAGGTAGTATAGCAAGTTATATAAATGAATTAGCGGAAGATGAGAGCTGCGATGTTGCTATGCTTGGCATACAAGATTTTATTATGGCTCATCTATTTCCAAAGGTAAAAACAAAGGAATGGAATAGCTCATTATTTGGCTACTTTGAAACATTAAACAATAGCCAATGTCACTATGGGTTATTTCCGTTACTCAAAAACGATTTCAACTTTGCCAAAAGCAATATATTTGCCATTGAAATGTTAGTAGCTGGCGGAGTAACGATTGCGCCAAAGGGTATACCAGAGTACAATATACCAGGTGTGATAAAGTATAACAACTTTGGCGATGTCATGGAGGCAGTAAAAAATAAGGACTTTGACAGAGAGGCAATAGTAAAGGAGGGAAGGGAGTATTTGAACGATGTGCTTAGAGTGGATAAGCAAAACAAAAAGAGAGAATTAATTTTAAATAATTTAAACTAATAAACTATGGCGGCTTTTTCAAATTATTTGGAAGACCAAATAACAGCATGGATTGCAGGAACAACTTTTGCAACTGCTCCAACGGCAACTTTTGTGCAGTTGTATAATGGTAATCCGACAGATACTGGTTCTTCTGGTACTGCGCTTTATGAAAGGATTACTATTGCTTCTGGCACAGGGTCATGGACAAGAGGTACAGGTGATAACGGTACAATTACAAATGCATCTGCATTTACGATTACATCAGGTGCTACAGCTACGGGATCTGCTACTCACGTTACTGTTTGGGACGCATCTGCATCTGGTAATTTAATTTTCTTTGGTGCATTGACAACTGCAAAAACAATTGCATCTGGTGATGAAGTTAAGTTTAACGCATCTGCATTAACTTTAACAGTTGCCTAAATATTAGGAGAATGCTTAGGTGACCTCCTAATTAATATTTTACTATGGGATATTTATCAGCTAAACAAATAAATCACCTTAAAGACCTTCAAAAGTCCAACTACGCAGGTAGAAGGAGTTTCCAAGGTATGTCATTGAGAGTGGTAGGTTTAGCAGATGCAGTTATTGAGTTTGCCGAATTAATGGAACAATGTACAGTTAAGGAAAGGAGTAGAGTAATTGATGCAGCTACTCCTATCGCATTAGATGTATATAAGTCATTAGTACCAGTAAGTAGTAAACCTCACCGTATTAGTACCAATCCTTTCAAAAATAAAAAAATGCAAGGATGGGAAGAAAGAGATAGAAGTTCAATAATTGTGCAACCAGGTAATTTAAGAAAGTCTATTATTGATTTATCTAAAAATCTTAAATCATATAGATATGCAGTCGGAGCTGTAGGCCCATTGTATAAAAGAGGTACAATGAATAAAGGTATCAATAGCAGCGAAGGAACTAACGGCTTTTATGCTCACATGGTGTTTGGAAGTACAAGAGCCTGGTATAACAAGATAGTTGTAAAGGCAAGGAATTTGAGCAGGGAGAGAGTAATTAAAACGATGCGTAATGAATGTATATTTATTATGCAAGAGAGACCTAAAAAATTCTGGCAAGTATTATGATAGGAAAGCTAATATACGGAAGGTTAAGTACAGAGCCAACAGTCATAGCGATTGTAGGGCAAAAGATTTATCCGGACTTAACTCCTCAAGATGTTCAATATCCCTTCTGTGTATACACTATCATTAACTCTACTGCCATTGATTTTAAAGATGGTCAAAGTAATTTGGAAGAAGTACAAATACAAATAGACTGTTATACACAAAGTTATGACAGTACACAAGAGCTTGCAAACAACATAAGAAATAGCCTTGATAGATTTACGGGCACAGTAAACGGTATAAGTGTACAAACGATTAAATATATGTCAAGCGATTCACAGGTCTATAATCCTACGTTAAACGTATATTGGATGTCAGTTGATTTTATGGCAAGAATGAAACGATAATTATGAAACTAAGATTAATAAAAACTTGGAACGGAAAGCCAGTCGGAGCAACAGGAGTATTCCTTTCCGACTTTGGCAAGCAGCTTGTTGCCGATGGCATTGCCGAGCATCTTGATGATGACTTTGTCGTAGAGCAGATGCCAGAAAAACAAGTGCAAGAGGCACCTCAACCAATTTATATTCCTGTGCCAATGCCTATGGAATATTTTGAGCATGAGAATGAATTGGAAAAAATTGATGTTAATATAGATTTGTCAAAAGCTAAAAAATAATAAAATGGCAACAACTGGAATAATTAACGGTACGTTGATGAGGTTATACAAAGATAGCACTGCTATTGGTTACGCCACATCCTGCCAAATGAACATCTCCGCAGCTATGCGTGAAATCTTAACAAAGGATTCCGCAGCTGGAGGATGGAGAGAAGTAAAAAAGGGTCAGTTATCTGGCACACTTTCAACAGAGGCACTGTATGCCGGGCCTGGTGATACATCTACAAATTACTTGTTTGATGATCTCTTTACCGATTTAATTAGTGGTACTGCGCTTACTATTAAGTTTACTACTGATGTTCAAGGTGACAATGTGTTTACAATGTCTGCTATATGTACATCATTAGATCTTAATGCCGCAGTGGAAGAGAATACAAGCTACTCTGCATCTTTTGAGGTGACAGGTGCAATCGCGAAGACAACAAAAGCATAATTTAAAAATTACCTAACATGAAAACAATAAAAATAGCTAATGCGGACATTCCAGTAAAGTTTGGAATGTTCGTGTTAGGTACATTTTTACGGGAGAGGAATCTAAAACTTAGCGACCTCTCCCAACTTGGCGAAGACCTCCTATTTGCTCTTGAACTTGCCTTTGCAGGTGTACAGGCAGGTTACAAGGCAAAGGGAGAGAAGTGCCCATATACCTTAGAAAAGTTTTGCGACTTAGTAGATTTGGATAAGGGAGGGATAAATAGGATAACGGAGCTGATAACAAATGAGATTTCAGTACCAGAAGATCCGGAAAGAAAAAACGAGATAGCGGAGGAGCAGAATTAACGCTTGATTATATAGAGCGTTTTTGCTTTGGAGTATTAAGATTTTCTCCTCCGCAATACTATGAGATGACACTAAGAGAGGTTATTATAGCCATGCAAGGTTATAATAACCAATTTGAAATAGAACAGCAATTTGAGTGGGAGAGAGCCAGATGGCAAACAACACTTTTATTAAATGTTCATACGGCAAAAGGCAAATCAATTAAGCCTAAAGATTTGATTGAATTTCCTTGGGAGACAGATAACGTAAAACCAACTAAAAGAAGTTTGTCAGAAGTTGATAAGTCAATTTTTGAGAAATGGGATAAAGAGTAGATAATGGCATTAGGTAAACTGAATTTAAAACTTGGCATTGATGTAAGTAATCTTGAGAAAGAACTTGGCAAGGTTGAGCGTAGTATGGCAAGGTTTGGTGGTAAAATGCAAAGTGTAGGTACTACATTATCACAGTCACTTACCTTGCCTATTATTGCACTTGGAGGAGCAGCTTTAAAGTCCTTTGCTGACATGGAGAGGTTGCAAAACGGTTTAACTGCCATTATGGGAAGTAGTGCAGCAGCATCAGTTGAATTAGAAAAATTAAGAAAGGTTGCAGAGAATCCTGGTCTTGCTTTACCTCAAGTTGTAAAAGCATCAGCTACTTTGCAATCTGTTGGTATGTCTGCTGATGTTGCTCGAGAAACTATTACACAATTTGGAAATGCAACTGCAAGAGCAGGAGAGGGAGCTGAAACATTTGATGGAGTTATCGTTGCGTTAGGTCAAATTAGTGCAGTAGGTAAAGTTACACAAGAAGACCTTAATCAGATAAAAGGAAGGTTACCAGAGTTTGCTGATGTAATGAAAAATGAATTTGGAGTAGTTACGGCAGAGGCAATAAATAAAATGGGCATTAGTGCAGAGGATTTTATTACAAGGTCTGTAAGTGCGTTAGGAGAATTAGAAAGAGCAAAGGGAGGCCTTGGTAATGCTTTTGATAATTTAAAAGACAATGTAGGTGCATCATTAGCTGAACTTGGTAAGGTAATAAATACAAGTTTAAATGTGGAGGCAATTTTTATAGCTTTATCGGATAAATTAAATTATTTAGTAGAAGGCTTTAAAAAATTAAATCCAGAAACACAAAGCTTTATTGTATATGCTGGTTTAATTGTTGCTGCAATTGGTCCAGCAATATTTATAGTAGGTAAAATGATTACTACCTTTGGAGCATTAGCAGGTACTACAAAAATGATAATTGAAAATTTTGGAAAACTTAAAGGAGCTGTTGTTAAAGCCTTTACAGCTATACTTGCTAATCCTGCTATACTTGGAGTAACTTTAGCTATTGCTGCCGTTGGTGCTATTGCTTTATACGTTTATGATAACTGGGAGGCATTTGCAAGTAGGTTTCAAAACATTTGGATTAACATAAAAAATAGTACAATGAAAGGTGTAGCTGATTTTATGAAAAACATAGATAAGCTACAGAAATTTTTAGGTATTCAATTATTTGATGTTAGTAGTTTAACAAGTTATACAGAACAACAAAAAGTAGTACAAAAAGAATTTAAAAGTATAGGAGAAACAGTTGATAGTTTATCTGGTAAATTAAAAAGTTTATTTTTAGCTAAACCAAAAACTGGAACTAATGAAGAAGCTATTATAGGTAAAACTAAAACTACAACTACTCCAACAGGTGGCGGTACTGCAGCTGCATTACAACCAGCTACACAAGATTTAGGTATTACTGCTATGCTTCCAACATTGGATGTATTGCCAACAAAATTAAGTAGTGTAACTGCAGAAGCAGAAAGATTAAAAGAAACAACATTAGCACTAAACGATGCTACTACAAAATTTGTTCCTCCTATTCCTGCTATTGTAGCTTTTAAAACTGAAATAGAATCTTTAGGATTAAAGATGAATGAATTAGGAAATGCATCTATAAATATTAATTCTGCTATATCATCTGGTATCGGAGTTTTAGCAAATGAGTTTGAAAAAGGTATAGGTTCATTTAATGATTTTGCTAACGCAGTAGTTAAAGGTGGTTTAAGCATTATAAAATCATTGATACAACAAGGTGTAGCAGCTGCGGTTTCAAATACATTAAAAGGGCCTGCTGGTACATTGGGCCCAGTCGGTGTTGCAGTTGCTGGTGCTGCTGGAGCATTGGCATCGGGATTATTTACAAGTTTAATTTCAAAAATAGGATTACCTAAACTTGCACAAGGTGGTCTTGCCTATGCTCCAACTATGGCAATGGTGGGCGATAACAAAAACGCACGAGTTGACCCGGAAGTAATTGCTCCTTTGTCAAAGTTAAAATCAATGATGGGTGACATGGGCGTAGGTGGCACACTGGAGACAAGGATAAGCGGAAATGATTTGATTATATTGTTAAATAGATCTCAAAAAGGTCTTAGTAGAATACAATAATGGGAGTTAGGTATCAAACGACAGTATATAACGAAAAAAGCAGAAAGATTACTGTATCAATAAAAGATAGTAATTATTCTGGTGCTGTTGGGACATTTGATACTTTATCATTAGGCTTACAATATGATAGCGAAAGCCAGCAAGGACAAGAAAGATTTACACCTATTATCGGATCTTCATTTAATTTATCTTTACTTATAAATAATAACGATTTACAAACATTACTTCTTGATATTGGATTAGCGGTTGAAGGTAGGTTTACAATAGATTTAACTGCTTATGAGGATGATAATACGACAGTATCTTTTAATTGGTATGGTTATATAGTTACAGATTTAGTGCAATTTGAGGATGTGCCTTTGTCGATTGGTTATGTTGCTCAAATATCTGCCATTGATGGATTAGGATGGCTAAAAACTTTAGACTATAAAAGTGCAGTAGGGCCTTACAATGGGCAAGACACAGTAGTACAACATATATTAAATTGCCTCAATCAATTAGATTTTGTACAAACTGAACTGGTGGCAAATAGCTTACCAGTCCTTCACACTGTTTTTAACTGGCATGAAAGCACATTAACATATAGTGCAAATAATGATTTTGCTTTAAAAACTGCAATACAACATAGAGCATTTTATCATATTGACACAAAGAAAAATTATACTTACCAAAGTTGCTATGATGTAATTAAAAAAATATGTCAGGCACTTGGTGCAAGAATTATATTTAGCGGTAGTCAATATTGGTTTATTCAGATTAACCAATATGCTAACAATCCATCATCATTACGTTATTTTAAATATAGTGCTTTAGGTGTACAAACATCTGGCACTTTTACTGATGACTTTACTTTATCTAACGTACAAGGTAATTTAGGAAGTAGTGATTTAATGAGATTAAGTGGTGGGAAATGGACATACTACTCGGCTTTAAAAAATGCTTTAGTACGTTATAATCATAATGCCAAAAAGAATTTAATGCCTGGTGTAGTGTATAACTACATTACAAATACAGATCCTGTTATAGTAAGAACAGATACATTAGATAGTACAAACAATGAAGCTAAACTTAGCTATACAGGAATGTTATATCAAAGGTCTATTTGGTCAACTGGAGGAGGTTTTGTGCCTCATATATTTGTATATGCTGTAAAAGTTGCATCTATTATTGATTACATACCATTAATGGGTTTTAATATATTACAGACCTGGACACTTGGAAGTGGATGGAGTATATTAAATGGTAGTTTATTTGCTACTACAGTTACAGGAGTAGTTGAATGGACAGGCAGCGCGGTTGTTTCTAATAGATATTATTACGTTACTATAAAAGTAGGAACTTTGCAGCAAGGTGAATTAAGATTACGCATTGGTGGAGTTACTAAAACTATAACTACTGAAGGGGATTACGAGTATAAAATTTATACAACAAATACAGATGCTTTTAAATTAGATTCTATATCAGCTTTAAAATTTACTGGTGTTATTGATAATTTGCAAGTTAAACAAGAAAGTAAATATTTAAAAAGACCAGTTACTTTTACTAATGGTTTTAATTACCAATTAGGTGCAGCAAGTTGGGAAAGTAGCTTTTATGAATGGGAATTTGTAACAGACATTATAAATTTAGATGGCACTGAAATTAATAACAAAACTATTTCATTTGACACTTTAGCTATTCCAGAAACAGGAGAATATGTTTGGGAGATGCGTCTTAAAGAAGTTAGGGATGAAAGTGGCACAGATATAAAAGCAGATTATGCCATTGAATATTATTTGACTAATAATTATTTAGAATTTCTTCCAGATGGCACTATACAAGGTCAATCAGATTTAAAAGAATTTGCAAGTGATAATGATGATAAATCATCTGTTGTCTGCAATCTTGATACCTACCTTGGCGATGGGCCTTCTGCCACTACTACCGGAGGACTTAGAATATTAAATTCATCAAGTATTTACGTTCCATCAAGTGCATGGAAAATAGGTAACATTGGTACTGCTAAAAATGTAAGTCAATTATTGGTAAATGAAATTATACGCGGACAGCTCACACCAAAGCTACGCATGGTAGATATGCCATTCCAAAATTTATCAGTTGACAATCCTTACCTTCCTCACAAGGTCATAGAATATTCATCTGGATATTACGTTTTTGAAAGAGGTAGTTTTGATTTAAAAACAGAGATTTGGCAAGGTGATTACTTTAAAATAGAATTGGATGCCTAACTATACAGAAAGAACAGTATTATCTAAACCTCGCGACTTTGCCGACGTTGCAAACAATGCAGGCAGTGGCGGTGTGGTAAATAATAATGTCACAGAAACAATAAATAATGTTACAGTAAATGGCTCTGCCGT